GCTTGTGATGCGGTCCATACTGGAATTTCATATTCCCCTGCCATACCACGTAATTCTTCGTACAAGTCCTCTAAGGCTTCGTGCTTGTCCTTTTTAATGTTAACTTTAAGCAAATCACCATAATCCACAATTACCAGATCTGGTTTTTTGCCGAGCATTATTGTTTTTTCTATATGAGCCTTTAAGCCCATTACTCCTACTGATTTGGTAGGAAAATATTTTACAATTAAATCGCCTTTAAGTGTTAGCATTTTTGCTTCAATGTCGTCTCGATAATTTTTTAAATTTTGTGCTGGAATTCCTGTAAATACTGAATCATAGCGTTGGCCTACATAATTTTCATTGAGTTCCAATGTATAATGTATAACTGTTTTTCCGTCTTTTACTGCATTTGCTCCAATATTGATAAGAAGCCAAGATTTACCAATTCCCGCAGGTGCCATTACAACTCCTAATTCTCCTGGGGCTAGTCCACCATCCATCAAATCATCAATTACATCCCAACCGGTTGTTATTGTATGTCGTGCTGCTTCATTGTATCGTGCAGCAACATCCGTTACATATTCTAATCCAATATTGGTATCGGCGCCAGCTTTCATGGCACTATCAATTTTGCTTTTTATTTCGTCAAAATTTCCATGTTTTAACAAACTAACCGAATCCATTATAGCTTGTTTAATTTCCTGATTCTTGCAAAATTTTAAAATTTCATCTTTTACAAATGTCAAGTCATCTGACTCCATATATCTGAACACATCTTTCAATTGTTCTAATACGGTTGCCTTTAATATGTCATTTTCAATTTCCGTTATTTTTACTTTTAAAACATCTTTGCTAGGCGGTGTTTTATATTCTCGGAAATGTGTTAATATGATATCTAATAACCAACTGTTTGCATCAGACTCAAAATATTCAGCACGTATAATATCTGAAATTTGCTGTAAAAATAGTCTATCCGTAAACATAGCAGCAAGAACTTTAACTTGAAAGCCCCAACCGTAGTCCGATAATTTATCTGTCATATAACAATTATAAGTAAAATTACTGTAAATTCAAATTTATTTGTGCGTTTGTTTTGCAAATGCATTTAACGATAACCAGGTATTAGTTATCCATTCAGGAACATTTTTCATTATTGCCCACAGCTTATCTTCATAAAACATGCGTTGGAATTCTGCCCTATTTAATTCAGGTATTGGTTGTTCCATTATCCCACGTATTTTTGTGGCGGTCTGCGCAGGAATGTCCAACAATTTAATATTCATTAATTCACAATTTTGTTTTAGCGTATGTGAATTTTCTAATATTTTTGTAAATGTTTTGTAATTAGGTGACTTTGCAGATACTGATTCAGTGCTTAATGCAAATAAATTATCCAATGTATATTCCGTAGATTCTACTAGTTGTGGAATTACTTTTAAAATGGTTTTTGGTCCTATACCATTAACTCCAGGAATATTATCTGACGCATCGCCTGTAAATGATCGATACACAACCATATTGTTTGGATGAACACCAAACTCTTCTATTACAGTATCAACCGAATACATTTTCTTTTTAATTGGAGACCAAACTTGAATTCGATCATCTACTAGTTGATAAAAATCTCTATCCGTAGAAACAATTGTCATTTTTTTGCAAGTGTCTTCATACATTTGAGCAATATATGCAATTGTATCATCTGCTTCAATTCCATCCATTGAAATGAATGTAACAGGCAAATTATCTAGATATGAAATCAATCGACTAAATTGATGTCGCATTGATTCTTGTTCTTGTTCCAATGTTGACTCATGATGATCGTGTCTGCGCAACTTGGTTTTGTTTGCTCGGTTCCCTTTATAATCTTTATAAATTCGTTTTCTTTTTGCCGAGCCGCCTCGACCATCAAACACAATGATGCATCGAGTAGGTTTAAAGTCTCTGATTGTTTTGCCGACTGAATACAAGAATCCGGAAATACCACCTACGTGATCACCATCTTCGTTATATGCCGGAGTAGCACCAAAACTTCTTATAAAGGTGTTTAAGCCATCAAACACCATGAGATGATCATTGACGTTTGATGGACCTAAACTTCTTTCTTGTTGTAACTCGTTAAATAATTTTTGAAACTTGTTCATTATCCTTCTTCATCAATTACTTCATTGACAATGATAACATCATCAATTCCACCATCGACACCTGCTTGATATTTGAATATGTAAGCATCGCAAATTCTTTTATATAACCTGTCTTTCATTTCCGGGTTGTTGATTACCTTTTCAATGAAATCTTTGCTTTGGAATTTAACGTCTCCAAAGGTTTCTCCAGTTTCATGATCTACATCTTGCATTGTATACCATGCACCTGATTGTGCAACTATATCAAATGTTTTCATTACGCCTAGCCATCCGCCCCAATTATCAATTCCACTATCATAATAAATTTCATAATCTATTTTACGATGTGGAGGCCCCATTCGGTTTTTAACTACTTGCACATTTGTTTTGCTTCCTACAATTTGTTCAGCTCCATTTACCTTTGCTTTGATTTGCCCCGTATTTTTAAGACGAAGACGAACCGATGCATGGAATGGAATTGCTTTACCACCCGACGTTGTCCAAGCATCACCAAATGATACGCCCATTTTGACACGTAATTGATTGGTAAATATCAAACAAATTCGTTCACGTGCAATCCAATTGGTAACTTTACGCATTGCCTTTGATAAAATAATAGATTTGCTGGTTGCATATCCATCTTTATCATATTCAGCTGACATTTCAATTTTTGTGGATGCACCCATAATTGAGTCTACTACAATTGTAACTAAACGGTCTTTGTCTGATTTGCGTACACCTTCAACAATTGTTTCAATGGTTTCAAATATTTCTTCAATTGTTTCTAATGGAACATACAACATGGTTTTTAAATCAACACCAATTGCTGATAAAAATTCGGAACTAGTAGCCGACTCAGTATCAATATATACAGCCAATCCACCTTTCTTTTGCGTTTCTGCTAAAGTGTGTGCTGCTAATAATGATTTACCAGATGCTTCTAATCCGGTAATTTCAGTAATCCGTCCAACAGGAAATCCACCATATGGACGGTTTGAAATTGCTAAATCGAGCATTGAGCATCCCGATGATATCCATTCTTTAACATTGCTGGGTGAATCATCATCACCATCTAAAAAGAATGCAGTTTTTAATGCCTGCCCTTTAAATTGCTTGTTAATGCTTTCTGCTAGGGTATTTGCTAAACTGTCTTCCAGTTCTGACTTGCTTTTGCTCTTTGCCATTTGTTACTCCTTAATTAAATAGATCGTTAAATGCTGATGCAACATCCTCTACTTTACCAGCAATTGGTTTTGCGGTTTTAGTTGGAGTTGCTGGTGCTTCTTCAGAATCAACATCTGCGTCTGCATTTTCAGGATTCATCCATTCTTTAAGAGCTGTTTCTAGTTCTTCATAAGTTGGTTCAGGAAATAAATCTGTAATCTCTGGTTGAGTCATGATTTTTGTTGCAATTTCTTTGTCTTCCGTTGCTGCACTAGTTGCAGGCTTAACACGAATTGTTGTTTTTGGAAAATTTGCACCTTCTGCTGGAGTAAATTCAACATCAATATCACGTCCATTCATCAAGTCTGTAATGTCACCATAATCTGGATCTGAAACAATGCTTAATAATTCCGTGTAAATTTGTTTGCCGAATCCCCAAAATTTAACTCCTTCGGATTCTTTACCACGAACAATTACGGGAACATATGTACGCATTTTTGGTTCAATCTTGCGACCCATTAACCATTCGTCTTTGTCACCCGTCTTTTTTAGTTTTTCTGCAAACTCTACAATTGGATCTGCATTACCGAATGAAATCGGAGATAGCATAGATCTTTTGCTAATGTCATAATGAAAATACAATTCTAAGAACGGATTGTCTTTGCGGTGTATATAAGGAACGATCCTAATACGAGTTTTGCCTGTTTCAGGTTTCCACAAATTTTGTTTTTTGTCATCCTGCTTATTCAGCTGGTTGAGCTTCGCTTTGATAGCGTCTAAATTTAAAGCCATTTTTTGCCTTTTGTTAAGTTGTTAATAATATATTCTGTTTACTTATTAATTATAATTAATAAATGGGTTAATTCAAAGTAATTGGTTAAGTTTTTTTTGTTTATTTTTTAATGATATCAAATGTTAAAGTAACGCCGTCTTCATCTCGATATCGATCAATAGTGTCTTTGTCTATCTCAAATAATGGATGTTTTTTTAGTATAACGTTAATGGCTTGGACAATTTCTTTTTTGAGTTCACTTGGATAAATGCTTACAGTTATTTCCATTGTTTCGTCATCGTCTTCATATGTTATTTCTTCACCATTATATGCCTTTAAATCAGACTCTAACGATGATAACAATGCTGTAAATTCATTATTTGAGGATCCTTCCGTTGAATCTGGATAACCATTATTGTTTTGATCTGTATCTTGTGAGTCTTTAAGTTTCCAATGATTTAACATTTTGTTGTAGGAACCAAAATAAAAATACTTTGTATTAGCGTTGATTGTGACTCCTTTAAGGCCATAATCCATCTTCTTAGTACCTACTGCCTTAAGATTAGTAATCTCTATGCCTTTAGAGTCAATCTTTGAAATTGTACCAGTTACTCTAGGATCTTTATCCTTGCCATACCACTCTAATTCATCGCCAACTTTTACCTGTTTAGGATCAACTTTAAATTTGTTTTTATGTGGCGTTATTGCGTTGTTTGCTCTAATTGCAGCTGCTAGCATGCCACCAAATGATTCATCTAATAATGTTTTTAATTTTATCATGATGTTCCTATTCTGGCGGATAAATTTTAAAAAATGATTCAATATCATTTCTTAAGTTGTTTGCATCTTTAAAGTTTATTGAAATTTCAGATCTATTATCTATTTGATATCCGCGGCTTTTCCACCAATTGATCATCTCTATTTGATTTTCTTTATCTTCAGTGTTAAATAAATCCATACGTTCTTTAGGTAAGTTTGGAGAGGTTGATGCAAGTGCAAACCCGTATTTACCTCGAGCAGATTTAGTAGTTCCCCAATTCAAACTTTGAGATGGGATACCATCAAAGTCCATAAATGTTAATATTCTTGGTGAATAAGAAAGAGTTTTTAATTTAGAAACCAAATTAATCCAATCAGGATTGTTTCTACCAAGTTTTTCTGTATCTGGCATTTCTGCCTCTGTTAAATTTTTTGTGTATAAATCTTTTAGTTTTATCATGATGTTTTTTATATATAAATATTGTTACCACGTTATTTTCTTGAAGAATATCAAATCAATCACTCGATATCCTGCCTCGTCTGTAAGTATAAATGAATTTTGATAAATGCTCCAATCGAGTTGAAATGTTTTGTCTATTACGCCGTTATTAACTGCCTTTATAATTTGATTGAGTGCATTAACAGTATACAGTGTATTGGTTTCTTTTTTACGATGAATGCTTATTGTATTTTGACCTCTGCGTGTTCCTGCATCTGCATTATATGTACAATACAAATTATCTCCAGCATCAGCATTTGCAAACACAAATATTCGTTGTTCTGGTATGACGTAGCTTTGTTGTATGTAATCTGATACAATGTTTAAGTCTGATCTATGTGCAAATGTGCAAAGTAATTGTGTTTTCAATTCATGTCCTTATACTTCAAATTCGTCTGTTGATGGAGTTATATCTTTTTCTATAATACGTATCTTGCCGGCATCAGTTGCTGCATAGCGGACATCTTGTGTTACGTTTGTACGATCTCTACGGAATATGATAAACGTTACATCGTTGATAATAGTTGTAACTGCTTCTTGCATATCTTTATTTAAATCTAATGGATTTCTAACATATTTTAATCGTCGTAATTCTGTATTAACATATGTTAAATTTTGACTTGTATCTCGTATAGGGCGAATTACAAAAGAGTCGCCATTAGCATCACTAATAGGTTCAATTGACATTTCAATTGGAATTGCATTTGGACCTCTTAAAATTACATTGGTATAACCTTTAATTTCAGATTGTAATTTATTTGCTTCTTGATAAAATTGTTCTAAATATTGCTTATCTTTTATACCTAAATTTCCGGCAAGAATAACATCTCTTCGGCGTTCTAAATAGTAAATTGCATTTAATAATGGTTCTGGCAATAGTTTATCTAAATCAAATTTAGGTGTATCTATACCTCGCAATTGTGATAATCGTTGAAATGTTGTTGTAATTTCATCCCAAAATCGGAATCTTGTTACTGTACCTTTTGTTCCTAAACGAATTGATGCATTAGGTTTATCTGGATTACTGTAATCTTTTACTTCATACTTTTTACCATTAACATTTAAATCATATGAGACGGTGCCGCCTTGTATATATGAATCTCGAACAAGTGTTGCTAAAAGTATTTCACCTTTTCCTAAGCCAGGTTTATGTAATCGAAATATTTCGCCGTATATTCCTGATTTAAAATTAAATGAATTTAATAATTCTTCACTAACCTCAGTTTCAGAATATAATAAATTTGCAAATTGTTGCGATTGTTCATTTGATAAATTATTTAAAAATTGTAAAGTTACCATTTCGGCTTCTAACGGTAACAAACTTAAAAATTTTGTTAAATCTTCAACTTTATTAACATCACTTACTGCTTTTAGTAAAAGTTGATTTTCTATAGAATCTATTTTGATTGCTTCATTAATAGAATTAATAACAGTGCCTTTTGCTCGTTCTACAATTTGCCGGGCTTCGGTAGGTGTTATTTTTGCAGTTTCAATTAAAACATCATATAATACTTCATAATCTTGTGCGCGAGTTGGATACCCGCTAGGTAATCTGTAACTCCATTCTGTTAATATTGAATCAATGTTCATAAAGATATTGTGTTTAATTTATTATAAATATTCCCACACTTCACTTTCGTGGGAAAGTTGCCTTGTTCTAACACGTGTTTGATTTGAGGCAATAACGCTTTTGCTTCAGTTACTGGCACATCAAATAAAATACTGTCATACGTATATAAAATTATAACCGTTTCATGGGTCTTTAATAATGATTGTACTTGTTGTATTTTTTGAACTGATACTTCTGTTTCAACGGCTTGCAAATAGTAATTAAACAATTTGTTTGCAGTCATATTTTTTACCATATCCTTGGTAATAGGTCGTTTCAATATGGGCGTGTCAATGCGTCCTTTTGCTTTCCATTTAGCCCAAAGATCATATACAAATGCATTTACCTTTTCAAAAAATGGAATTGATAAAAATTCTGAGTCAATGCCTCCATACAGCAATCGAAATGTTATTTGTTTGCTTTCCGCACGTTGTTCTTCAGTTAGTTCGGTTACACCAAAATAAAATCGGCCTAAATAATCATGTATTGATGATGTCGGCAAATCATACCCAATCAATCGAGCAATCAATCTAACATGATATGAATCAAAATCCATTTCAACTAATGCTCCATTTTCAAACCTGCTACAAAAGGCTGTTCTTGTGCCATCTTCTTTGTTCATTGCAGCAAAGTTAAATCCTCGATATGCATTGCTAGGACGACCTGTCATTGTATAATAATTGTACTGCGAATAAACCAGATTATCTTTAACTAGTTCAGGCATTTTAAATGTTTCATTAACTTGTAATCCATTACGCTCAATTGCTGCAAATGTTTCCGGGTATGTTGAATTGAATTGCAAATATGATTGAGTTAATTTTGAATTCACACACATTGGCCAAGCATATTTTCTAATTTTTTGACACATTGCCAAATGTTGCATTATTGGAATAAGTGCATTTATATTTGGAAGTGCGGTGTGCCGTCTCCAATAAAATTGATGTGCTGGTGTATAATAATGAGTTTCGTCATATGCTTCATTATATGTGTACCACCACAATGTTTTAACATCCCATACAGCATTGTTTCCTCCTATTTGAAGCCATTGTTTTTTGTCATATACAAAGATATCAGTCAGATCCATGAATTGTTGTAGATGTTCAGTAAAGCCCCTTAGCTGTTCAGTATGTTGAATAGGCACAATGCGTTCTATTGCATCTTCAGTGTATACATATATACATGTTACTTTATTCACAGCGGCATGGAGAAGTGGATCTGCTAATATTGGAACTAGCAAAGTTTTTCGTCCTTTTATGTATGTGAATAATGTATTCAATTCCGATTCTGAGTCCACTATCATACATTAATATAATAATGATAAAATCTTAGGAATCCAATGTTATGAATTGATATCTTTTGGAATTACAAAATCAGAGTCTGAATAATATTGTATTGGATTTGTTAATATTAATGATATTCCAGGTATTTCCGTTTCTGCTTTTCGTATTTCTTGAAAATTTTTTTCAATTACACCTGGTGCTAATACGCCATTTTGCATTGCATCATGCAAATTGCCAGTTATATACCATGTAATTTTTTTAGCGGTCCACATATATGAATCAATTTCTTGTATTACCCATTTATCATATTGTGGTTCATCAATTTCAGTAATTACATATTCATTTGTTTTTTTCAAGAAATATCTAGTAATAAATCCTACAGCTTTGTCTTGTTCTGTAATTACGGGTTGTATAGGTTGTGGGTTATCAAATTTAGTTTGAACCGTTTTTAATTGTTTATATACATAATTGTCTGTTGCATGTAAAACTAATGGCACTAATTTTTTTGATGTTTTTGCATTCCATTTGGATTCTGAAAAAATTTCACCTGTAGTATATGTATGATATGGCCCAATGAACTCAACTCCATCATCAGTCATCCATTGCGACCCAGTTGTATACAAGTTAAGTGTTATTTGGTTAGGTGTATAATGTAAACGATTTCTCATATTATTCTTTTATTCGAATCCTAGGATTGCATTTAATTCTAGTTGTCCACTCTCCTTCATTAGAAACTGTATGTTCCATTCCCAGTACTGTAAATACAAATGAATCTGTATATCTTTTTGGTAATCCGTTAAAGTTTAACACGTCTCCAAATTTAAATCCGTTAATACCATCAATTGTAAATTCTAATTCCATTGGGAAGATTGATTTGTTGTTCCCAATTGATTTTTCAATATCATCAGTAAAATATGTAACATATTTTTCTAGTACTTGTTTTAACTCTTTAATAATTTGTTCATCTCTTTCTGGTTTCTTTGCAATTTTTTCTTTTGCTTCCGCTAACTTACGTATTGCTTGTTTATGTTCTGTTTTCCAATCGTCTGCTAATTGTTTTCTTGTCTCTGCATCAGCATATATATATGGATTATATGTAGTTACACGTTGAGTTCCTGTTTTATTAGAATCAATACCGTATACCATGGTTTTAACATTGTTTGGAACTTTTGATGTTAATGAAAACTCTCTAACAATCGACGCTCCTGTTTTTGTTGCAAAAACTGGTAATGTAAATTCTAATGTAGGTGCACCTTCTACATTTACATAATTTGTATCATAATAAATTAGGGCATCAAAAATTGTTGGATGCTGTATTAGTGCTAATATTATTGCATTGCCGGTGCTTTCTGCAATTTCACGTGATACCTCAGTTAAAAAGTTGTTAATTGATGGATCGTTTTTAGTTTCAATTTTTTTAATAAGAGTTCGAATTAATTCTAAATCAATGTATATTCTAGACGGCAATGAATATGAAGAATTTGCAGATACAACTGAAAATCCGTCTGTTTTAATATCTGCTTTTTTAATATTAGGAAACATTTGTAATGATGCATTAAATGCTGCAGCATTTGTTGGGCTTAAGTTTTTAATACGATCAGATTCCGGATAATCAAATTTATATGTGTCATGCAACAAATCAGTTTTGCCGCGCCAAAGTAACAGGCTTAATGGATTTGCTGAAACTAATCGTTCATAATAATTGCTTTTGCATACAACGTCATCACAATGTATTCTAGCGCCTATTGCTGCTGTTATTTTTGTATTAATATGTTGTATTAAATATCCCAATGATATCATACGCGTTGTATTTATTGAGTCTGTATTTCCAATTACATATGGTTTTCCTACTAATATGCTTTGGTCCGTTGTATTTGCTACTAGGTGTTCAAAATCATTTATGCCTTTTTCCTCATATGTTTTTTTGATTGCATTTACTTCATCACTCAGCGAAGTATATAAACTTGTTACTTGATTTTCAGTTTTTGTTCCTGTTGCAGTAGCATTTGGTTTATTATCTATATAAATTTTTGCTTCTGCATATGTATTGCTTGTTCCAATTAATTCAAATGTTAATGCTAATGTTCCGTCAGAATTATACGTGTATGAAAATGTTGTAATTCGTCCTTGAAAATACAATTCATTCATTTTTCGTAAACTTGAAACATCTGTGTTTGGATATAAAGTTTTTAAAAAATCAATCGATGGTAATTTATCATCATCTAAGATTCCATCTGTTAGCAATGCACTTGCTGGATGTATTATAGCAATTTTAACGTAACGTCCGGGTTTACAATATATTGCTTCCATACCATAACTGCCATCCATATCAGTTGTAGCATCTGGTACTAATATGGTGACACTTGCTTTATTGATATATGATTTAGATTGGTCATTTATTGAAATACTTAATCCAGTTATAATCGGTGGTATCCTATTGGCAGGTCTTAATTTATCATTTAAGAATCCAGTTTCACCACTTGGCATATATGCTCCTGCACGAACGGTTGTTCCTCCTAAAGTTCCGAATCCAGGCATAGCTTTTGTATCGGCAGTTGGCTTTGTATCATATGCTTCAATTTGAACATTTGCTATTTTACTAACCATATAGTCTATTGCAGCAGTAGTACGATTTATCGTGCCAGCTGTACCTCGCGCTATCAATTCTTGTTGTAACGATTTGTTTACTTGCGAATAAAATATTGTACTCATCTAGTTTTGTTTGTTTGTTCAGTTTGTTGTTGTATTGTATCTTTGGATGGAATTCTCAATCTGCTATTTGCTGGTACATATAAGGATCCTTTGCCTAATCCATTTGCTGCAGCAATAATGTACCAAAGTGTTTGATCATTATAAAATTTATAAGCCAATAAATCCAATCGTTCTATAGATCTTGTTTGTATGTATACATCAGCAGTATTTGCTTCTGGCGTAGGTGTTATTATGGTTGATAGTTTTCTTTTTTCATTACTGTCTTTAATTGCAGATGCTGTTTCGTATCTATTCATAATTAGTTTCTTTTATTTTTACGCAAAAACCGCATTATTCTATTTTGGTTTTGTTATCTTGTTGTTTATTTGCTGCTTGTCTTAAAAGTTCATCGCTCATTGCAGTTGTTCCAAAATCACTTAACCAATTATTTCCACCTTCAATTGGTGTTGCTTCGGAATTGAATTGTTTAGCTAATGTATACATTTTGCCTTTTTTCTCAGGAAGATAATCTGTAATTACATTTAATCCTAATGACACTGAAATTTTGTGTGGAGCTTGCATCATTGTAGGATCATCTTCAATGTTGATCTCCCAAGTTGTATCTCCATCTGCAAATGTATATGACAATGAATTTATAAGTACAGGTTGTTGAACTAATAAGTCTCCAATTGTCATACGCATCCATGGTGATTTCATTGCAATTGTCCCGGTACCATATTCTGGTGCTGTATATGATGCCAATGCATTTAATTTTCGATATATAGGTTTCATTTCATCACGGCTAGTTGCAAATACAGTAAATGATATATTTACTTCACGTGAATAACCAGTATATGTATAATTAGGATCCGCTCGACCAATCATGGGAACTGATGACCAACTTGGTGAATGTGTATCAGTAAATGAATCAATAATTGCACGAAATACAATTATATCATCAATTTCATCCACTCCGTTTTGTAATTTTGGTCCTGTAAAATAAAACTTGATAAAATCTCTAGTTAAATCAGTTGCAGCTACAAATTTATTCCATTTTTCAGCTCCTGGGAATAATGGAGATTTCCATTGATATGCCTGAGATAATTTTCTTTGACTATAATCAATAACAGTAATTTTATCTCCGCGGAATTCCGTTGCCTTTTCTATAGGATTATTTGTAGGTGCCCAGCTTCCTTTTTTAGGTTTGCCTGTAACTTCATCTAATCCAATTTCTACTTTCCATCTTGTTGCAACATGACTTCTTGATGTAAAATCTCGATGTGCTGCGTTTGGTTCGCCATGGTTTCCCCAACCATATATGGATTCAATATTAAATACTTGATAAGCTCCACCTGGTAATACTGAAGCAGCTGCATACGCAGCTCCAATTATGCTCCCTTTAGCATCTTTATTTGCAACTCCTCGAGTTGCAGCAGACGCTCCATCTAATCTAACAGTGTTAACATTAAATGTATATCCTTTAAAAGATCTAAAATCTTTGTATTTGCCTGGCCAATTTGTAATTTGTTCTAATCTAGTAAATGGCATTATTGAATATGGCTGTCCCATGTTTTCACTGCGATCATCTAAAATACCATCCAATGTTTTTATTTTGAATAAAGAAGATACTGCTGGTTGAACAAATTGCTGAGTTATAGGATTTCCAAGGCCGGATGCAGCTCCAAGTATTGCGTTTTTAGCAACATTTGCAAATATAGCTCCTGGGGCAACGTTTCCTATATTGCCAATAATATCTATTCGATTTGGATATGTGTATCCGCTTGGGTTGGCAGAGTCATTGTCAAAATTAGCATATACAGTTTTTATATTTTTTTTTTTGTCATATGCTGCAGTGTTGCCTGCAATTATGGGTTTTTCTGCTTGTATTGGATGTAATGCTGTTCCGGAGGTTGTTGATCCTAAACCTATACTATCTTGCAAGTATACAGTGTTTGGTGTTGCATAATTTCCAGATCCACCTAATGAAAACAATGTAAAGCCGTACGGCGCGTTATATGAATATGGCATAGTTTTCCTTGTTAAGCATTAAGTCGTTGACCTTGTCGTATTGTTAATTGAGATTGTATTTTATCTCCATCAAATGTATTTGTTACGTGAAAACTCATTCCTTGTAATGCGGCAACTAATGCTGCTGTATCTGTTCCGCCTTGTGTTGTATTATTTGGTGTAGTAGAACCCTGATTTGCTAAGGCTTCTCTAGCATTTGGCATTGCAATTATATCATCTTTAGGATCCAATGAAAATGATCCAAGTGGGCCGGTAATAACATTGTTGCCTCCTGCAGGAATAAAAACATCTTTAACAATCGTTTGACCTACTTGTAAAGCTGTATTGTCACCAGTTCCTGTTTTTATTGTATTGACTACATCCTTGCCTGTTTTCAATGATTGGGCGCCGGCGTACGCCGTTTTAACAACTGGATTAGTTGCTAATGATTCTCCAATATCTGCGGCTCCGTCTAATACTGTTTTATTTAAATCTGCTGTTGCTTTTTGGAGTCCTGTTACTTTATTTGTATAATTGCCTAAGGTTTCTATATAGGTTTTTGTGGCATCATCTGATAATACTGTTTCATTGGTTCGTTTGTCTTCTTCAGCCGCAATTTGCGAAAATGTTTTTCCTTGATCCTTAATATCCGCCGTTTGTGTTTTGAAAATATCTTGACTAATGGCGCCGGCGGCATTATATTGATTGATTGCACCAAATAAATCATCAGCGGTAAGACCTAACATGGATGCCGCTTGTTCTTGCAAGGGGACATTGTCTTTTAGTTTTTCTCCAAATTTTTCAATGAATCCAACCAATAAATCTGCTTGTTTATTTGCATCTTGTGCAAATGCAGCCTTTTGAAATTCAGCAGTTAAACTTTTACCATCTTGTGTTAATAATTCTTCACCTGATAAAATTTGAAATTCAATTTCAGCTGCAATTGATTGTTCTATATCTAAAAATCCTTTACCAATTCCAGTAATTTTTTCTAGTTCAAGTCCCAAAGATTTTGATTTGAGTATAGCTAATCCTAATTCTTTAGGCATACGTCCAAACGTTGCTAAAGTTGCTTGACCTAAAGTTCCCATCCCTTCAATAATATCCGTTAATCCGCCTTCATAAAATCCTGCTACAGATTCAGCAACATTGCCTAATTCTCTATTTACGCTTTCAAAATTGGTTGCTAACTGAGCTGCATCTTTTGATCTGCCAAACGCTGTACCTTGATATTTAACAAAGTTACGATATGCTTCTTCAGATACTCCTAATTGATTTCGTATAACATCTGATTGTTTTGCGAGTTGTTGTGAAAACTTTCCATTATCTTTGTAAAATTTGGTTTGGCCTGCAAACACTGTTCTAAGTTCTCCGGCATATTGTTTGAACTTAGTTGCATTGACTCCTGCACTTTTTGCAACTGCATCTAATTGTACTCCAAATGCAGCTGCATTTTTTGTACTTTTATTAAATCCGGATTGTACTGTTAAATTAAGTTGCTCTAGAACATTTAAATTGTTATTTAATGTTTGTACTTGTCCAGCTAAAATACCAAAAACGTTTTGACGAATTACTTCGCCGCCTTGATCTTTATATGCTGAAAATACAGCGGTTAATGCTTTAGTGACTTCACCAAGTGGATCGGCAGCTGCGGCCATGCCTAGTCTAGGTTTAGATTTCAAACGTTTGATTAGTTGAATTTCATTAGTATCTAGCATCGACAATATCCTATTTAATATAAATATTTACAGTGGAGATTTTACTATCGTAGGCTTTTTCTTCATTGATGCTTTAGATTTTTGTTGTTCAATAGCTGCGGCTTTTTCATCCTGCATTTTATTGATTTTGCTAATCCAGAATCTTCGAATATGTACCGGCATCGTATACAATGTTTGCCAATCCCAACGACCGGCTCCAAACCATATTAAATCAAACAGGCTAGAATGCAATTGTACGCGGTCTTCTGGTTTAAAACCAAAAAAAGTCTGCTCCAAACGGAAACCCGGAGTTGAAGGTGCTCCCGTCTTCACCTTCAAATTCATAGTCCATTAATACACTAGGTGTATGTTTTATGATGTATGTTCTAAATAGTTTTGATTCACGTGCCATAAATTTATAACGAATAAAATCTTGTATGTCTTCAAGTTTTCTAGATGTGTTAATTTGTGTAATTGTTCGCTCTAAAAATTCTGAAATTTTTAAGTCTTCAGAATCACTATTTAATAAAAATTTAAATTTTAATTGAGTTTTATCTTCTAAAACGTAATCAAATTCACCAATGTCGTCAGATTGTAATTCAAACGTTGAATTTTTTAATTTAGTTAAATCAACAACTCGTTCTAATTCTACTAACGATTTCGGATCTTTTACAATAACATTGTAATCTTTTCCATAACTTACAATGCGTGCTGCAATAATTAATCCGTTTTTGTCAATTCTAGCAATTGTAGAATAATCAACAGGTGTCACTATCAATGCTTCAAGCAATTTGTCTAATACAACTCCTTCTCGCATATATGATGAATTAGTTAAAATATCTTCATCATATGCGGTCATGTATCGCATTTCAATTTTTCCGGAACGCAATGGATGATCTTTTGGATATACCATACCGTTGCTTACCAATGGAAATATTTCCGAAGGCATACTTTGTTGTTTTTGTGATTCGTACTGCTGTTTTGCTAGTTGAATTATTGTTTGATCTGAAACTCTATCTGTCATTCCTGCCATGTTTATCCTTTATAACTTTATTATAAATATATAGAACACAAAAAATGGGAGCAATTTGCCCCCATTAATGATTCTACTATTTTATAGATTAATATTGATGTATTGCGTAATCAAATTTCAATGTTAATTCAATTGTCATTGCTTCTTCTGTTCCCCAATCCATTTGTCCAAAATTTGCATCTGAAATAAATGTTCCTTTTAATGTCCAGTTTTCAATTTTTTCGCCCATTGCAGACAAAGCATAAAATTCAATGTCACGTTTGTAATCAGATGAATATCCGTCGCGACCTGTTAATGATTCGTGATGTAAACGTACCCATTCCATTACTGCTTGTGCGCCTTCACTTGTAATTGGATCATACAATGTAATTGCTAAATCACTCCAACGAGACTTGCCTTTAACTTTTCGGTCAATATTGATATGATCTAAAACAATTTCACCGTTAGTAATTGTAGGTCGTGCTGCTGCCTTAATTAAGTATGCTGGTATATTTGTTCCTGCAAGTTGCATGATAAATCGGTTAGCATATTTTGGTTCCCACGAAAATGCACTAGTGAATAAATCACTTTGACTAATATCTGGTAATGTTGGCGTTAATGGCATTTTTTTCTTCCTTATTTGTTTTATATAAATATAAGTAAAGTAAAAAAGGTAGAACCTAAGTCCTACCTTTCTTTTAAATGTTTATTCTACTATTCCGGGAAACTTGCTCCAGTTGGTTGAATATTGAAATCTAAAATAATAAATTCAGCCGTACGAGTCGGTTGAATAAGTATTTGTCCGTATAAAATATTTTGGTCAATCATATCTGCTGTGTTATTTGATTGATCCATAATCACTTTAAATTGGTAAATACCTTGTTTAGCTTTTACTTGATCTAAATATGGATTAACTATGCTCAAGAATCTTAATCTAGTTGCATCTGTGTTTTGTTCAAATACCAAATAACGAGTTGAAGAAGCAATAAATTTCTTAACTGTGATCAATAATCGACGTACATTTACGCGGTCTAATGCACTTGGTCGAGCCTGTAAAGTCTTTTGACCCCAAATCACTTGTCCTTCGTTAGGGAAGTTCGCAATAGGATTAACACGGGCCTCATACAATGAATCACGCATTGTTTGTGATAAATTCATATACGTATCAGATACACTTGTTAAACCACCTCTTGTTAAACCTGCTGGTGCATACCATGGTGCAGCTACTGCATCATTAAATGCCAATACTCCCGGAACTACTACTGATGGCGGTACCCATAATGGAACATTTTTAGCTGGGTTTAAAATTCTTACCCAAGGCCAATAAGTTGAAGTATAATTGCTATCTAAAGTTGTTGCTTGACTGACAACCTGACTTACAGAATCTGTTAATTCATTTGAATCCATCACATAAAATGTATCTTGACGAGTTTCACACAAATTGCGTGCTGCACTTGTTATTACACTGTGCAGACTGTCAATAATACCCGGTGTAATTAACATGTTCATATCATAATAATCAGTGTTTGCTAACAATGCAAATGCTTTATTATATGATGTTGTTCCACTTGTACCAGTCCCGGAGCAATCAAATCCAAATGTATTTGCCGCTGTAATATCTTCGCCGGAAAATTTAGCTAAGTTTGGACGAGTGCCATCAAAACCTCCTTGGAATCCAACAATAAATTTACGTGTTGATAATGCAACATTTGTTGTAAATGTTCCAGCAGTCAATGCAGTTTCTAATGACCCTGAATATGGTGTTGCTGTTGGGAAAGCTGCTTCAGCATTTTGTGATACATTTCCAAGATAGAAATCAGAATTGCTTCCTGTATTTGCTCCTGTTGTTGGAAGTGGAGCTAAATAATTTAAATTGTTTAAATTGGTAAAATCAAATCCAAAATAATTGTTTGAGTAATATGATGATGATGAAGGTACTTGTGATGTTGCATATGATGTTGCATTCAAATTCAATGACCCAGACATTAATGGAATTGGTGCATTCATTGCACGGAATCCAAATGGTACCAATGTTTTTGCATTAGTTGCATTAGATACTCCAGCATCAACTGCTACACGAATGAAACGAGACATGTTTGGATAATCTCCATTAACAATCAAGTTACCTGCAGTATCAATTGTGCTATATCTATCACCAATTACGCGACCAATATATTTTGATGAGTTTGGATCTAAATTAACATTGTTAAATGTTTCAATAATATCCGGTTGGCGATCTGTATCATTAGATGAATATGGAGAATTTGGAATATTTGCAGTATTTACTCGACGAACTTCTATTGTAAATGTTCCATATCCATTTGGATCAGCAACTTCAGCAGCAGTTCTTATATTTCTAATACCAACTTTAACTTCGGTGTTAACTGATGTGCCATGTGAGATTGTATAAAATTGAAATAAATTTTTAACAGTTGTGCCAATTTTTTGTGATGTGATCATTGGTGTTGCTGCTGCTTGAAATCCTTGTGCAAATGCATAACTTGATGCTGATGCTAATTCCATGGTAACATCGCCTAGGTTGTTAAACAATGCAGATGCATTAGCATTTTCATATTGCACATATACTGGATAATCTACTGATTTAGGAGATGACCCAAATTTCTTTTGTATGTAATTGTTTGTTGATGATACTAATGAGCAACTAATTGCCGACGTTGCATCTGATGCAAAGTCTGGGCTTGGAGTATATGATCCTGAAACTTTGATTGTGAATGAACCAGAACCTAAATTGCTTAATACCGATTTTTCAAATAAATTTGTTGCAACATATGCAACCGGATTGGTTGGATGAAGCACATGAGTTACAACTTGTACCGCTCCGGCACCCGAACCTGATTTAGCAATAATTGCTAAGGCTCCAGCAGCTAATGTATACCCATCTTCATACAATAATCTTGTTACTGTAATTACATTTCCATTCTTCAAATAGTCTTGTACAACGAATGGTACATATGAATCATCTGTATATGATCCAAATATTGCCGTAAAATCGCCGAACGAAGTTATTTGTGTAGGAATTAGTGCAGGACCTTTTACTGTTGGTCCTACAATTGCTGCACCGATTTGTGCAATGCCGCCAGCTAAAAACGATTGATCTACTTCATTTGTAAATACGCCTGCTGAAACTATTCTTTCTGCCATTAATATACTCCTTGTTTTATTTTATTATAAATATGATTGTTTAGTGTCAAACATCATGCATTTGGAGTAAATGTTCCTTCAGCAATATCAATTTGGCCTTCGCCATAACGCTCACGCATTTTTTCTAGCAATGCAGATTCCTGTTTTTGTAGGGTTTCAAATTGATCTAAATAGCGTTGTTTTTCTAAATCAATTGTTTTTAATCTAGATTCCGTTGCATATTGTTCTAATACAATGTTTCCTAGAATGTTTGTATTCTTTGCAAATTCTTCACGTAATTGTTGAATTTCATCTAGATGTTCCATGTCCAGTTTTTTGGTCATAACTTGTTTCCTTTTTATTTTAATATATGTAATTTATCATGATAATCCAAGTATTATGTATGGTTTAAGTTATTTCCATATAAGATAATAGTGTGTCAGAACCACTTTGAAATGGTGTACTAATTTTTAGTGAATCACCGGTCTGTAATGCTATTGTATCTGATATAGGTTGAAATGATGCTTGAACCGGAACGGATGATCCTGAAATTAAATAAAAATTAGTAGCAGATCCACTCTTGTTTAAAATAACATCTATGGTAACTCCACTAGAAGATACATTTGCAATGTATAAACTTTTTACAAGAGTAGTTGTACCTAAGGGTGTTGTGTAAATTGTTGTAAAACCACTTGCGTTAAGTTTGTTTGCGTTTATTTTGTAAGTATTAGCCATTATTTTGTATATTGTTTGTTTCGATTAATAAAGGTTTAGATAGTCCCATTGTGTATACTTCAGGATACCATTCTATTTGAAAAAATTCATAAGCTTCTTGTTCTGTGTCAAACCAATACCATCCATCTATTGGATATGTATAAGTATCTTTTTCTTCTTTTAGCAGTTTGTATTGGTCATGAGGCCCGAATATATAGTTAGGGCCATATATTACTATTCCGCTTGGGTCTACTTTATAAAATCCTGGTGTATCCATATTCTTTATTTATTATAAATATTCTAATGTGTTTATATTCTTTATTTAGTACAATTATCCTGTTACAGCCCATCCTTTTGCTGTTGCAATTGATGGAGTATCATTTGCTGTACCCCAGTTACCAGTAACTGTAATGGTTTTTCCTGCACCTGTTGCAGATGCATTGGTATAAATTTCATTTAATGCTATTGAATCTAAAAGATTGTTTGAAACATCAAAGCTAGCATTCATTCCGGTTGCGCGCATTCTTCTTAAGTTACCACTACCTAGGTTGCCAATAGCTGCACTAGAAGTCATATTTAATGCCGGGATTTCAGTAGTGCCGCCGGCTTGAAACATGTTGGAGAAAAAAACTCCACGAGATGTATCCATTAATGGAATATTTTGTAGTGGCGGACAGTTAGCGAAACAACTACCAAAATCAGTTACTTTGGATGAATTAAAACCACCAACATCTACTAATGCAGTGTTATTTGCAAACAGAGAAGCAAACGATGTAGCTACTGCAGTATCTAAATATGGTACTGATCTTAATGAAGTGCATCCATTAAACATGCCGGACATATTAATGCATTTAGTTAAATTAAAAATTGGTATAGTTGTAAGTGTTGTACAACCACTAAACATAGATTGTACACTTGTAGCTTCTCCTAAATCATAAGCCGGGACTTTTAATAAATTAGTACAACTTTGAAACATTTGCGAAAAATTAGTTCCTTTAGATGTATTAAGAAATGGTGCTTCCTTGATACCACAACTTGTAAACATGGACGCAAAACTTGTTGCATTAGAAGTTTCAAGTGCAGGAACTGATACTAAACTAGTACAACTTGAAAACATACTATCACAGCTTGTGATCCTAGCAAAATTTAATTTTGGTATAGATCTTAATGATGTACAACTGGAAAATAGTGAGGTTGCGCTTGTCACAGTTACTGTATCAAACCATGGTATGGTTACTAAACTCCTACAAGATGAAAACATTGAATTTATACCTGTTAAATTACGTGTGTTTGTAAAAATTGGACATGTTTTAAGTGACGAACAGCCGGTAAACATACTTGTCAACGTTGTAGTTGCACTTAGATTCAACGTTGATGGTAATGATTCTAATTGGTAACAGTTGTTGAACGCAGCAAACCAAGAAGTAACTTTTGAAGTAGTGCCAATAAATTTAACTTGTTTTAAACTAAAGCAGTTTTGCCATGTAGCACTGAAACTAGTATTGTTGCTAACATTTAAAGGAGGGTGTTTTTCTAAAGCATAACAACTAGCAAATGTACTACTATAGGATGTAACAGCACTACTAAATGTAGCATTTATTTTTTGCAGTGTTAAACATCCTTGAAAAGCATTTGACCAATTATTTACATTTTGAGAGTTTAATAGTGTTATTTCTCTAAGGTTAGGACATGCGTTAAACATGTTTATAGCTGAACCTGCATTAATAAGATCTAATGGAGGGAGTTTTCGCAAGTTGTTACATTGTTGAAACGTGTTGCTAAAAGTGGTAGCGTTTCTTGTATCAAGGGATACAATTTCTACTAAATTTTGAAGGTTGATGAACATGGCGGTAAAGTTCGATATGCTATTTGATCCAGAATACTCAAATCTTTCTAATTGCCCTAGTGATAAAGAGGAGGTGCTACTCTGACTCAGCACTACTGACGTAACTAGATTACCGGACATTTTAATTGACTTCCAGTTATTATGGCTGCCGTTAACTAAGGATCCTGTTGATAGTGTTGGTCGAGTGGTAAAATTGACAGTACTAAAACTTGTAGCACTGCCTGATAAAGTTACAGTAATTAAAGCTGGTTTGTATAAGTCAGCTACTGAATATATTGAGCTTGTTAAGGCTGCGTATGAATCAGTTGTATATTGTTTTGATCCAGTTGCACCTGAATTATAA